CCCCAATAAAGACGGACTAGCCCGAACCGGCCACGACCGGCCAAGATTAGAAACGACCACGCACAGCGGTTGCCAATCGGCAGCGGCCGACATTGGGGGCTTTGCCCAAGAGGTGTTAGGCGTGGACCTTATGCCTTGGCAGTTGCATTGTTTAGCCGGCATTACAGCGCGGGACACCAACGGCGATTGGTTGCACCGGGTTAACTTGGTTTCGGTTGCGCGTCAGTGTGGTAAGACAACTATGAACGCCGCTTACCTTGGTTGGTATTTAAGTACGCAAGGAAAAGAGCGCGGGCGCCCCGTGACGGTGATTACTACCGCGCACAAACTTGACCTTGCAACCGCTTTCTTTACTTACCTTGCACCAATTTTACAAGACCGTTTTGGTGCCGAAATTTCATGGTCTTATGGCCGGCAAAAACTGATTATGCCCGACGGGTCGGCGTGGCATATTCGAGCCGCTACCCCTGCAGCGGGTCACGGTTACAGTTGTGACCTAATCATTGCCGACGAAGTTTTTGACATTAGCCAACAGGCCTTGGACGAAGGTCTTTTGTATACCCAACGCGCAAAGAAAAACCCTAGTTTTCTTATGACGTCTACGGCGGGTACGCAGGAAAGTACGGCCATGCTTCGGTGGCGTGACCAAGGCCTTCGAGCAATTGACAGCGGGGAACAAACGAGCCTTTACTTTGCCGAATACAGCCCGCCTTCAAACTTGGACCCAATGACCCCCGAAGCGTGGGCCTATGCCAACCCGGCATTGGGTTACACCCTTGACCTAAAAACAATTGAAGCCGAAGCGGAAACCCCTAACCGAAATGCGTTTTTACGCGGGTCGGTGAACCTTTGGCAGGCAAGCACAACGTCATGGTTGGAAAGTGGGGTGTTTGAAGCGTTGGCAACGGACCAAGTGGCGCCACCGGGCGGGGTGTTAGCCGTTGAAATATCGTTAGACGCAAGCACTTACACCGCGGTAAGGGCCGTCCAAGTAGGCAATAAAACGCACGTCAAAATTGCGTTTGTGGCGCGAACCGTTGCCGAACTATGGGCGCGCGTTGAAACCGAAATAGCAGAAAACCCCGGCTTGCGTTTGGCCATTGTGCCGGGCTTAGAAAACCATTGTCCGCCCCAACACGAAAGACGCCGCACAATTGTTGGGTACAAAGAGTTGTTGAAATGGACTAGCGCGGTTAGGGCAATGATTTTAGAAAACCGCATAATGCACAACAACGAAAACTTGTTAAATAGTCACGTCGAGCGGGCCGTCCTAATAAAACACCAAGGAAGCATTGCCGTTTCAAGCACCCGAAGCCCCGGACCAATTGAAGCGTGCAGGTGCATGATTTGGGCAGCGGCCCTAGCGTCACGCCCACAACTACTTGGGAAACCCGTAATTGTTACGGCCAACCGCTAAAGTCATTTTGGCATTAGTCGGCTTGCTTTCCGTCGGGGATTGCACGGCGCCGGCTAGTGCCACCTAAAACGTTGAGATTGTGACACAATAAACTTATGGCCATTTTTACTAAGAAACCCGAACCCGTAAAGGTTGTTAAAGCCGCTGCCGGTAGCAATGCGGGCGCGTCACAAATTGGCAACTTTTATGCGTATTCGGACGGGGTACTTCGTAGCCGTTTTATGCAGGTCCCAACAATTTCACGCAGTCGCGACTTAATGGCAAGTGTCATTGGTTGCTTGCCGTTGGTCATGTACAAAACTATGTGGAACGGCGACGAAATGGAAAAAGTCCCCGAAGCCCCACGTAGTTGGTTGCGTCGAATTGACAAAGGCGTTACCAACAACTTCATTTTGTCGTGGACTTTTGACGACTTACTTTTTTACGGCCGTGCCTTTTGGTATATAACCGAACGCGACGCTTCGGGCTATCCTTCGGCGTTTACACGTTTGCCGGCGTCAAATGTGACCACGCAAGACCAAGCCCAAGGTACGGGCGTTTGGTTTGGTCCGTCTAAACAAATTTTGTTTCAAGGTTTACCAATTCGTTGGGAAGATTGCGTGCAGTTTTTAAGCCCAATTCAGGGACTTATTTACACGGGCGCAACGTCAGTAGATACCGCGCTAAAACTAGAGCAGGCCCGCAATCGCAATGCAAGCAGTTTGCAACCTGCCGTTACTTTGCGCCAAGTTGGTGGCGAGCCTATGTCACCGCAAGAATTAAGCGATTTGGCGGCGGCCTATGATTCGGCGCGTTATGCGTCGGCCACGAGTGCGGTGAACGAATTTGTAGAGGTAATCCCGAACAATGCAACGCCGGACAAAATGCTTTTGATTGACGCCGCCGAATATCAAGCAAAAGAAATTGCGCGAATTGCAAACGTACCGGCGTACCTTGTGTCCGTCAGTATCGGTAATTATTCATACGTCAGTTCAAGTGAGGCTTCTAAAGATTTGTATACCTTCGGGTGCAAGCCTTACATAGATTGCATACAAGAAACACTAAGCGCCGATAACATTTTGCCACGTGGCACCGGTGTTATGTTTGATATTGAAAGTTATTTGTATAACGAATACAACACGCAAGTAAACGTTGAGGAAACCCCGGAACAAATGAGGGAAAGCAATGCTTAGATTAACCCCACAAGAATTAAAAATTGACGCCGCGCAAGGCGACGCGCTGCCACGTAGAACCCTTGCCGGCGTCGCCCTCGAATATGGCGTTGACGCCGTAGTTTCAGACGGCCAGACGGTCCGCTTTGAAAAAGGCTCGTTGCCACTAGAGGGCAAAAAGCCAAAAATGTATTTGTACCACGACAGCACGCAACCAATTGGCGTTGTTACGGCCCGTGAGGAAGTCGGCAACTACGTTATGTTTGAGGCCAAAATTAGCGAAACCATGCTAGGTAACGAGTCTTTACAATTAGCCATGGACGGCGTTTTAGATAGCCTTAGCGTTGGCGCGGTGCCAATTGAATTTAGTTTTGACGAAGCCGGCACCATGATTGTTACCAAGGCCGAGTGGCAGGAATTAAGTCTTTTGCCCTACGGCGCGTTTGAGGCTGCCAAGGTTGAACGGGTGGCCGCCAGTATCCACCAAAACGAAACCGAAATAGAGTTAAATGAACAACAGGACACAGAAAAGGAAGTAACCGAAATGACCAACCCAGTAGAAAACCCTGCAGTAGTTGAGGCTTCAACCGTGCAAGCAATTTATGCACAGCCACGCAAATTGCGTTTGCCTTCAACGTCGGAATACATTGCTAGTTATGTTCGCGGCGGTGCAGATTTTGCACAACTAAACGCAAACATTGCACAGGCTCGAATTGAAGCAGCGCCGGGCGTTGCGCCATACATCAATACGGAATCAACGCCGGGAATTTTGCCAGAAATTATCACCGGCAGCGTTTACGATTCGCTAAACCCAATTAGGCCTTTTGTGTCGGCTATTGGTACACGCGCAATGCCAACAGCAGGCGCAACTTTCCGCCGTCCAAAAATTACAACCCGCCCGGTAGTAACGCAGCAGTCGGCACAGTTTGACCCGCTTAACGCGTCAACCGTTGTAGTTTCAAACAATGACATTTCGAAACTAAGTTTTGGAACATACGTAACCGTTTCAGAACAAGATTTGGATTGGTCGGACCCTTCGTCAATTGACATCATTTTGAACCAGTTAGCAATTGCTTACGGTCAAGCAACCGACAACTACGCGGTAGACACTTGCCATGCAGCAATTAGCCAAACCGCAACAGTTACCGACACCGCAGTAGGTGCCGATTGGGTTGCAGCAATCTACGACGGTGCCCGCCAAATTTCGGAAACGTCTAACTACTTGCCTACACACATGGTTGTTACACCTGCCAGTTGGGCGGCCCTTGCGTCCAGCACGGACGACCAAAATCGTCCGGTATTTCCGTACACGGGTGCACCTAACCTTATGGGTCAAAACGCTGCAGGAAATTCCGCTGCAACATCATGGAACGGCAACCCGCTTGGGTTGGTGTTGGTTGTTGACAAGCACGCGCCCGGTTCGTTTATGGGCCACGCTGCAGGACCTGCCGCAGGCTTCGAGTTCTACGAACAGCAGAAGGGCGCAATTAGCGTAGAGGTTCCTGCAACTATGGGCAGGACCATAGCCTTCAGAGGGTACGCTGCAGCCTTCATGGCAGACGCAACCAAGTTCGTTAAGTTCGTCTGATAACCGAAAGGTAGGCCTTTATGGCCGTCTATTCGGTCCAACAAAAATACCTAACCGACAATTACGCGGTTGTTGTATTACTAACTAACGCCGACCCTTTAGAGGTTGGTCAGTCGGTAACTATTGCAGGGGTTGACGCAACCTTTAACGGCACTTACACCGTTTTTGGGTTGCCCCAGTATTACTTTACGGGCGTAGATGACCAAGGCTTTTTCCATTACGACATTGAAGCCCCTATTGCCAACCAAGTGTTGTTTGCTAAGACGGCCGCCAACGTGGACATTGTGCCCGCAACCGGCACGGTCACTACTACACCTACGTGTACTTGGATTACAACCGACGCACAAATTGAGGATTGGTTAGGAATAGGAACGGCAACGGCCGCAGACCAAACTTTTATTACCCAATGCCGACAGGCTTCGAACGAGTTTGCCTACAGGCGCAGGCGCGAGGCCGGATACCGCAACGAAAGCCTTACAACGGTGCCAAACGCTTCGGTGCTACTTGGAACAATCGCTTATGCAGGGTTTTTGTACCGTCAACGCGGCGCCGTAACAGACTTTGCAGGGTTTGACGGTTTAGCAGCGGGTGGAAGCATGGGCCTTAGCCCAATGATTAAACAACTATTGGGCATTGACCGCCCGGCCGTCGCGTAATGCCTGTCGCATACACAGACCTTTTCAACGAGGCCTTAGACGACCTTACAGCCACGTTACAGACCATTACAGGGTTACAGGTAGTCAACGACCCACGTAACCTTGTGCCGCCTTGTGCTTTTATTGACGCGCCTAGTTTTATTGCGTTTAACTACAACATTGTAAAAATTAGTTTTCCCGTCCGACTTATTACCCTTGGACCGGGCAACCTTGACGCCCAACGGTCACTAATGAATATGGCCGCCAAAGTGTTAGGTAAAAACGTTGCGGTAACAGACGGACGCCCAACCATTGCAATAATCGGCGGTAGCGAAATGGCCGCCTATGATTTAACAATAGAAATGCAAGCCCAAACAAGTTAGGTGCCTATGTACATTATTAAAAGCCCCCGCATTGGTGCAGTTGGCACTGAATTTGTGCCCAAGCCCGGCATACAAGTTGCCGGCCTAATTTGGGGCGGGTTCATAGTCGAAGTCGCAGACGAAGCAACCGAGGAAGTATCCACACCCGCACCAAAAAAAGGTGCTAAAAATAAGAAAGCAACGAAAGAGGATTAAACACCATGGCCACAAGCACTTACCTTTCCAACCCGGTAGTAACCGTTAACGCGGTAGACCTTTCAGACCAATGCACCGCAGCAGTATTCACGCAGCGCTATGACCAACTAGAAAACACCACGTTTGGCAAAACAGCACGAACCTACCAATCAGGTTTGGGCAACCATGAAGTAACCCTTACCCTTTACCAGTCGTACGCCGTTTCGGAAACTTTCGCAACTTTGGAAAACGTAGTTGGCGGTTTGGTAACCGTAATTGTTAAGCCTGCCGTTGGTGCAGACAGCGCAACAAACCCCGGCTTTACCCTTACCGGTGCATTGTTAACAGAGTTTCCAGTTATCAACGCAACCATGGGCGAATTGTCAACTATTGACGTTACTTTTGTTGGTGGCGTTTACACCGCAGACGTAACAGCATAACTAACGCCGAATAATCGGCCCGACACGAAAGAGGCAAGCAATGCAATTAACCCTTCAAGTAACTAACCATGAAGGCACGCACCAAGTAAACACAAACCTTTTTACCATTGTGTTGTGGGAACGCCGTTTCAAACGCAAAGCGGCCGACATGGCAAATGGCATTGGTGTTGAGGATTTGCTTTTCCTTGCATGGGAAGCAAGCAAACAAGCAAAAATTGTTGTGCCTGCAGAATTTGACACTTACTGCAAACAAATTACCAACGTTGAGGTAATAGACCAAGAGGCCCCAAACCCTACCCAAGCGGCACCTACCGAAGGCAACTAGCCGAATTATTAGTTGCAACAGGTTGGGCGCCGCATTGGTACTCACAAATGTTTGACACGCAGGACTTGCTTACAGTCACTAAAGTACTTGGTGAACGAAACAAAAGGTAACCGGCATGGCCCAACAAGTGTTACAAGTCCAAGGTATCCAAGAGGCCTTAGCCGAACTAAACAAAATAGACCCCAAATATCGGCGCCAAGTCACGAAACGCATTAAAAACAGCGGTCAAATAATTATTAACGAAGCCCGCAGCATGGTGGCAAATTTTGACAACAGCAAGGGAAACGGCGCCCCGCTTTCCGGCATGGTTCGAGGCAACCTAGTTAAAGGACGTGAAACGTCATGGCGTACCGACCAAGTGCAAAAGGGCTACAAAATTAAAGTTGGTGCCCGCGCAACCCGTGAACGCTACGTTGACTTCAACAAAGGCGGTTACACCGAACAAGTCGTTTTTGGTGCCAAACCGTACAAACTTATGGTTGTGCAATCCATGGACGCTGCAGGCGTTATTTATGACCATGCAGGGCGCAACACGTCCGGGCTATTTGTAACCAATCTTACAAAAGAGGAAGGCGGCCAACCCCGCGTTATTGACAAAGCGGTAGAAAAAAACAAGCCTGCCGTGCAAGCCGACGTAATGCTTGTAGTTGCCGACGTTATGAAAATAACTAACAGAAATTTGAAGGTCCGCTAATGGCTATAAATATCCCAATTATTACAACGTTTGCCGACGCCGGCATTGGTCAAGCGGAAAAGGTATTTAAAAAGTTTGGCAAGACGGGTGCCCTTGTTGGCGCTGCCGTTACCGCCGCGTTTGGTGCCGCTGCCGTTGGCATTACTAAAGCGTTACAGGCTGCAGCCGAGGACCAAAAAAGCGTTGCCCTTTTAGACAAACAACTACGCAACAGCGTGGGCGCAACGAAAGCAATGGTTAGCGCTACCGAGGATTTCATAAGCAAAATGCAGTTTGCTTCTGGCGTGGCAGACAGTCAACTTAGGCCGTCACTTGCCGTACTAGTTCGAGGTACCGGGGATTTAACTAAAGCCCAAGATTTGCTTGGACTTGCCTTAGACCTGTCCGCAGGCGCCAACGTTGATTTGGAAACAGCAAGCCTTGCATTGGCTAAAGCCCAAAACGGAAATTTAGGTGCACTAACAAAACTTGGTATTGCGTTAGACCCCGCAATTATTAAAAGCAAAGATTTCACGCTTGCCCAAAAGGAACTTGAAAAACAATTTGGCGGTGCAAGCGCTGCCGCGGCCAACACGTTTGAAGGCCAACTAAAACGCCTTAACACGGTATTTGACGAAGTAATAGAAACCGTTGGTTATGCCATTTTGAACAACCGTTACTTTAAAGACGCGTTAGACAAATTGCCGGGTGCTGCAGCGGCAGCAGTTGACGCTTTCGGTAAAAAAGGCCTTGGCGGGGCGTTTGACGCTTTCATAGACAACATGGGTATAACGGGCCTATACGTAAAGAAATTTACTTTGGCGGTTTCGTTGTCGTTTGCGCGTATGCGTGCAAGTGTTGTTAATTCAATAAACGCAGCAATTGGACCGTTTTCAATGCTTATAGGCGTTTCGCAAAAAATGGGCGACGAATTAGGCGACCTTGGCATTACCCAAGTTGGCGAATTAGAACTGAAATTTAATAGCGTCGTTATTGCTATTGACGACATGAGGGCCGCAATGTTGGCAGCCGAAGCCGAAACCGCGCGACTAGCAGGCCAAGCCGACTTGTTAAACCCAAAGGTAGACGGGGTTACAAAAGCCTTCGAAGGCTTGGGCGGCGGTGCAGGCGGGGCTTCAAAAAAGGTAAACGAACTGTACGACACCATTAAAGACAAATTGGCCGACGCTTTAGACAACGCCAAAACACAACTTACCGACGCACAAACCGCGTTTGCCGATTTTGGCAAAAGTGTTGCGTCAAGCATTTCGGACGCCTTTAATTTTGGGGACGCTAAAGCAGCGGGCGACGAAACCGGGGCGGGTTTTCTTTCAGGGTTAGCAGACCAAGTGGCAGGGGTAAAACAGTACGCAACCAACGTGGACTTATTGCTTACCCGTGGATTGTCACTAGACGCACTACAAGCCGTTTTGGCGGCAGGTGGGCAGGCAGGTGCAGCAATTGCCGAGGAACTTTTAGCAGGCGGTCAGGAAGCCATTACAGGCCCCGGCGGTGTAAACGAACTTGTTGCCACCGTCCAAGGCGTAGCCGACAAACTAGGCCTAGACAGTGCAAGCCGTTTCTACCAAGCCGGTGTTGACCAAGGCACCGCGCTAGTTAAAGGCCTTGAAAGCGTTTTAGCCAAATACGAAAAGATTTTGAAAAACCCAAACCTAAGCACCAAACGCTTAAACGCCCTTTTAGAGCAAGCCCAAACAGACATTGCCTTTACACAAATTACGGCGGGTCAAACAATTGCGGTGCCGGCACCAACCGCGTCAAGCATGGCAAACACTAACGAAGGCAGACCGGGCGGCGGCGGTTCACCAATAACCGTAAACGTCAATGGTGGCATGGCAACAAGCGCCGAAATTGGGCGCGTAGTAGCCGACAGCCTAAAAGCCTTTACCCGTCAAAACGGCCCGCTTGAAGTACCTGTAGTTGGTAATAGATAATGCCCGGAAGTGTCATTACCCAAGCCGGCAACTATTCACTACTTGTAGACACAGGCTACGACGTTGGAAGTTTTACCCTTGACAGCGACATTAAAGGATTATTGGACGGGGTTTACCCGTTGGGGCCAACAACTGATTTTGCCGACGTTACCGACAGCACCACACAAATAAGCATTAGACGCGGGCGCCGTGACATTGGCGACCAATTCGCAGCGGGAACAATGACTTTTACCATTAACGACGTGGACGGCATTTTTAACCCGTTTGACGAAAACGGCCCGTACTACAACACCCCCGAAGCGTTGCCGGGCCTTGCCCCATTGCGTGCCGTCGAGTTAATCCGCTACGACATTGCCAACAACCCCGAATACCTTTACCGCGGCAAAATAGTTAATTATGACTACAACTTTAGTTTGGACGGCATAGACACCGTTACCGTTTATTGTTCAGACAATTTCTATTTGTTAAGCCAGACGTTTATGAACGAATTAAACGTTGGTGTCGAAACGTCAGGGCAACGCATAACCACGGTATTGGATTTGCCCGAAGTGAACTACCCAACGGGTGCAGCGCGTGACATTGACGCCGGCACCGTAGACCTTGGCCACGACGCCGCCTACACCGTGCCGGGCGGTACAAACGTTTTGGCGTACCTTTTGCAAGTAAACCAAACCGCCGAATTTGGCCGCTTTTTTGTGTCACGCGACGGGGTTTTAACTTTTACACCACGGGTCGGGACAACGCTTAGCAGTCCTGTAATTGACTTTATGGACGACGGAACGGGCGTACCGTACACAAACCTTGGCATTACCTTTGAGGCCGACAGCGTGACCAATAGGGTCTACGTTGAAAACCTTGGTACCGCTACCGCCACGGCAGACGATTTGGCAAGCCAAGCCGCCTTTTTTGTGCAGACATACAGCATTACAAACAGTTTGCTAGACGACACCGAACTTGCAGCGGCCGCAACCTACCTTTTGGACGGCACCCCCGAAGCCCGCTACAACAGCATAGAAACCGTATTTGGTGCCCTTACTAACGCCCAACGGGACAACGTGGCAATTATTGACATTGCCGACACAATCAGTATTGAACGCACGTTTGTTACAGGGGCCACAACAACCACGTTGGCGCAGGAACTTTCGGTTGAGGGCGTCGAGCACGCAATTACTTTGGACGGCCACCGGGTCAGTTTGTTTACAAGCCCAACTACGATTGTTTACGAACTAATACTTGACAACGCAACGTATGGCACAATTGACACAACAAATGTTTTAGGCTAAGGGGCACTATGGCTATTCAAGATTTTACCGCAGGGCAAGTTTTAACCGCAGCCCAAATGGACGCATTACAGGCCAACGACTACAACCAAACTGTTAGCACCAAAACCGACGACTACGTTTTAGTGGCCGCCGACAAAGGCACCCGCGTTGTAATGAACGCCGCAACCGCCAAAACTTTTACGGTCAATAGCGGATTGTTTGCTGCAGGTGACACACTTTTTTTGCAGAATATCGGCGCCGGAACAGCAACCGTGACGGCGGGAACTTGCACCGTAACAACGGCAGGTTCGTTAGCGTTGGCACAATGGGGGGGTGGCACGCTTTACTTTACTAGTGCTAGTGCTGCAATTTTTTTTAGCGGTGGTGGTGCCAATTACGGCACCGCAACAGGCGGTAGTTCGTCAAGCATTACGGTTAGCGGCATAAATTACACAATGCTTACGTTTACAACCGACACTAACCTTGTAGTTTCTAAAGCGGGTTTGTTTGATTGTTTGCTTGTTGGTGGCGGTGCCGGCGGTGGTGTTGCAACAGGCGCGGCTGGCTATACGGGCGGCGGTGGCGCTGGCGGTGTTGCATTGCAAACCGTTTATTTAGACGC